TGATTTAAGCCCTGTGGGGGGGGCACCTCAGCACTGACTGCTGAGGCTCTGGCGCACGTTCTGCGCCGGTGTTGGTGTTTATTTGGGTTTCTTGTTCCCAGTGCGGCGTATTGCCTGTGCTTGTTTCTTGCTTTTGACTGCGGTGCGCGGTGCTGTGGTGTACTCGCTGCGGAACCTGAGAGGTTGCGTAGGAAGGTGATTAGCAGGCCGTTTGCTGTCGTTAGCGGGCAGGCGCGCGAACATCTTGAGCAGTTGTATCGGTATGTTCATAGAGGGGGCGACGGCCTCCACGGTGTTCATGATACGCTGTCCGGTGTTCGATTTTAGGGCGTCGGCGATGAATTGTTGTGGCGATATTAGTCCTTTGATGAGTGCATCGAATCGACCGAGAGGAGTTTTCTGTATTCCTTCAAGGAGTTTGCCGGAGTGTGCCAGGCTGTCCAATCCTTCAACGCGTCTTAGTGAATTGTGTGCGTTCTGGGCTGCGTGTCCGAGCCGCTCGCTTGACGTCGGTACGAGGAATCGGAAATCGTCGTCTGGTACGTATTCAAAGTGCGATATGAGTTCGAATTCGAGACAAGTCGTGTCGAGGGGGAGTCCGGTGGCGAAAAAGTAGATCTGTATTCCGGCATCGATAATACGGTCTCCGTGTGCTGCGGACATCGAGTCGTCGGGTTTCCAGCGCATGATGAATGTGCTGGCGTCGACTTTGCGGATGTGGGAGTGTGGTTTGTTGTACCATGTGGTGGCGTTTGTCGAGCTCTCGAAATCGGGGGTCATATATGCATAGAAGACACCGGAGCTGTCCAGCAGTTTTCCAACGTAGTTCACTTTGAGATAGATGTCGTTGACATAGAAGTTCTTCGTAACTAGTGTGGAGCCGCTGATTGGTCCGGCTGCGATCTTGTCGCTGAGTGTTCCTCCGACAATGTCGATGTCGGTAGGCAGTGATGCGGTTCGTACCCAGTTTGTTGGGCTGTTGAATTGTGAGACCGCGACGATGAGTGAGGCGGTGCCGGTCGTTGAGGTCTTGAGGGTGAACCTTTCACGTTTGCACGCTGATGCAGTTGGTATGTTGCCCGGAATGTAGTGCTTGATTCCGGCGTTGTGGTCTGCGACCAGGTGATCTTGGATGGTGGTTTTGAGCGCTAGTGCGTTCTTGTTGTCTGCGTCGCCGGATTTGGCGACCTTCTTTTCTGAACCGAATATTCCCCAGGGCATATTGTTAAATTTGGTTGTTGGCGTGCCCGTCATGCCCGTTGGGATCATATCGTTGCTGGGCGTGCCCAGCCCGTCGTCAGCTTTCACGCGGGTCTGTACGTACTCCATGTAGGCGCGTCCGTAGCGGCGTCCGACAGTGTATGCGCGGTTGTTGCTGTCGTCGAAGTGGTATTGTGGTTTGCCGAGGAGCGTTTTCGCGCCGGATACTTCGATGGTGGTGGAGGCGGTGGCGGCCTTCATAGCGTAGATGAGACCTTCGATTGCTTCGCGTGGTAGTTGGGTTTCGTATTTCCAGTGCAGGAACCATTGGATTTCGCCGATGACGTCACCATAGAATGGGGTGTCGTCTTGGACGATATTGCGGTAGAAATATTCCTTGGTGTGGTTTACGATGTGTTGTGCGCGGGCGTTTATTGTGCTGTTTGTGTTTTTCCCGGGGAGCGTGTCTGCTAGATTGAGCTTATTGAGGAACGTGTGGTTGCTCAGATAGACGGCCCTGGAATGAAGTTGAGGTTGTCGGATCATATCGTTGTTTGAACCGTAGTATACGCGGGAGTTAGAGAACGTTTTCTGTATGTCGCGTACGAGTACTTGGTTTCCGAAATAATCCATAAAGGTTGTCTTGCTGCAAAAGTCGAGGCGGGCGGATGGACCGCTCATGGTCTTGCGGACTTTGCAGGTGAGGCCGAGTGCGGCGTATGTGTCGGTGGCTGTGATTTTGTATTCGTTGAGAAGGGCGGTTGGCACTCGTTTCGCGGAGTCGTCTCCTGCTCCGGCGATGATGACCGAGTGTAGTGAATTCGTGATGAGCCCGGTCCAGTGTCGCTGTGCGTAGATGTACCGTGAAATTGCGACGTTGTACATCGTGTTACCCCAGGTTGTTTCGATGAATCCGCCGGAGGGGGTCGTTCCGTGGACAGTGACTTGTAGGAGTACGGTGTTGGCATATGTGACGTTGAGGATGTGGTCACGGTCGTCGAAGAGGTGGTTGAGCAAGCGATCGGCGTGTTCGGTGAACCAAGGCTGTTGCGACAATATTGGGCGGATCTTCTTGTACCAGTAAGCCTCGCGGGCTTTCATAAAGTCGTGTGGGACCGATGAGTCGTATGAGCTGAAATCCTCGTAGACCATGGTGAAATCGGGGTCCGTGGTGACAATGTTCAAATAGTCTTCCTCGTGCGCACGGTATATGAAGGCGGGGTCGGCGTGTTTGGCCATTTCAAGTAGGAGGGTGTTGATTGGTGCGAGGAAATTATATTGCCAGTTCACGGATCCGATGCTGCGGGGTCTGTTTGTCATCCTTGCTTTCAGCTCGGCTGGAGACTCGTTAGGTGATGCCCACACCCGTCCTTCTTCCCCTGACTTCGGAAACTGTGCATAGACGCGCCGGTTTCGGTGGCTTCCGTAGTCAAAGCGAGCGCGCTCGCCGTTGCGACAATAGTCGAGGAATAGCTCCCATGATTCCAGGTACAGTTTCTTTTTGTTTGGGCTTATGTCCGGATGTGAGAGCATGTAAGTGTGCATGTTCACTGGGCCGGGTCGGTAGTTGGAGAAATCGTAGCGGTCCCAGGTGTCGGTGGCGAGTGCGACGAGCTGTTGTAGTCGGATGGTGTTTGGCTCGGCAGTTGGCGCGAGTTGGCGATTGAGCATGGCGGCGATACCAGCGAGAGGGGATGCGTGGTTGCACGCGTAGCTAGCGAGGATCTGGTTATTGGTACTGTCGGCGAAAGTGTGCCCGGTGACGATTGCGCATTTTGCTCTGGTAATGGGGTGTTGGGTGGCGTGCGCGATGGCGTAGTTGACATTTTCTAAGTCGACGATGGCTTTGAGGACCTTTTTGTTGGTTGTCAGATTTGCCCAGTTTATGTCGGTGGCGTTGGTGTTTTTAAGGAGCATATCGGTGGTGAGGTCGTAATTCGGGTCGTTATCGACGGTTGCCATTTTCTGGGACAGTGCTTTGGTTGAGCGGCCGTGCTTCATCGTAATACGTTTGTCCAGGAACCATGCGGGGGCGACGACCTGTAGTGTTGATCCGAGGATTGTATCTCGTGGGGTGTAGTGGGGTGTGCTGTTGGTCATCTGTGTGCCGCGGCTGGCCAGGTAGGTGGCGGCGAAACCGGTTGTGTCGCGAGTGTGCGAGAGGTAGTTGGCGTATACGCAATATGTGGTGTAGGCCGCGCTGAGTATGGCTGCTGCTGCCAGAAGGAAACCGCCGACGCCGGTCGATGCGGTTATGACGAGCGCGGTTGTAACGAAGGCACTCCGTCCGGGGGCGAGCATCGATAGGCGGTCCATGGTGGATCCGAGCGTCCAGTCCGTGCGTTGTGCCGTATGTTTCTCCGCGAGTCGTACGAGGGCGATGGCGGTGTGTGCGGACTGCATGTCGTTTTCGACGAGTCCGCTACGGAGGTCGCGGTCGGTGGCGGCTGGGTGCATGGCGAGTTTTGTTGCGATGGTCCGGAAATCGTTCCAACACACGTCTGCGGGCGTTCCCTGCTTGTATCCGGGGTGTGCGTCGGTGTCGACGTCGCCTTGTGGGTAGAAGATTGTGTGGTTTGTGACGTTCCAGTCCCTGTGTGTGATGCTGTGCGTAGCATATGCGTGCGGTGCTCTTAGTGATGGGTGGCGGTAGGCGGACGCTTGTTGTCCATTGACGCGCACTTCGATTTCGCTCGATGATGTCCAGCTTGCGGTGCCCTCGTTTAGAAAGTGGAGACGGCCGAAGTCGTGGTGGTACTCATTGTACACCGCGTAGTGGTATGTGCGCTCGCGGATGCGGTTTGGGGCGTGCAGTGTACGATAGTAGTATATCGTGTCGACGTGCCTGATGAAGAGGGGCGTATCGACCCATCGCTGCGTTTCGCATATGTCCTCCCATTTTTCTGTGATCACCTCGTATGTGATCGTGAGGTTCCCGTAGACTATGCCGTGCCGGGGCGGCGGGACGTGTTCGCTTAGATAGGTCGCGTCGTATTCTCCGAGGTTTGGGCGGGAAGCGATCAAGTGGACGTGCAGCGGATGCGGTGTGTACAATTGCAGTCTCTGCAGGCGTTCGGTCCAGTTGCGGAACCATGAGGCGAACTTGCTACCGACGTCCATGACGACGATGCGTTCGTTGGGTCGAGAGACTTTGGAGATCATTGAGATCATTCGGTTGTCCATGGCATTGACTGCGGCGTCCGTGATGAACCTGGAATTGGCGTGTGCTGAGACTTCTGGCCGGTCGTGGAAGGATGCAGCGTGTATGAGTGTGGCGCCGGGCACTCGGAGGTTCTTGCTCACCGCTTCGAGGACGCTTGGTGAGACTGGTCCTTTTGTGGGGACATCGAGCCGTTGGTGTCCGTTCCACCTGGTGATCTCGGGTAGGTCGTTGATGGGTGCGACGGGTGTAAGGGACGTGCCAGTTTGTTGCCCGTTGTTAAGGATCGCGTAATTTCGTCGGCGTTCGGCGTCGAGGCGTGGGGTGGCAGATCCGCGGAGGCCGTTATCGAGAGACACTGGTGTGCCGCGTGTGTCGACGACGCTGATGGCTGGTGCTGTGGGTGTCTCGGTGATCAGGAGTATCGGTGCGTCTCCGAGTTGTGCGGTGACCACCTGTTGCCGGGATCCGCTTGGGAGTATGTAGGCGCCGGTTGTCGTGTTTCGCAGTACTGTGGTTTTTGTATATGCTGTGACGAGTTCGGTTTCGGGCCATTTGTAGAATTTGCGGGTTGCGTGCATGAACGATGATTTGGTCATTTTGAGCGGCCCGAGGTTGGCGAGAATCTGTAGGTCCGAGCGCAAGAGGGACATGTTGGGGCGTGTGTAGGTGATTCGTGATATTAACTGTCGGTGGTAATCGTCATCGTTCGCGGCCCAGGTGTCAGCTTCGGCGTATACGGCGATCGCGTCCAGCCGTTCTTTTTTCGTTATGGCGGCGGCGGATAACGGTGAGGAATTCTGACAGTATATCGCTGTGGCGTCGGTGGTGGTGAGGATGCGTGCTTTGCGGCCTTGCGTGTAGTTGTGCGTCTGTTTGATGGTTTTCTTGTGGTTCGGGGCCGTGTCGAGATCCTGGAGGTTCAGGTGCTGGGTCAGATCGAGGACGTACGCGGTCGCGAGTGCTCCGAGGTCGGGTCGGAGTGAGTATGCGTACCCGTTGTTGTCGTGTACTATGCTGTAGCTGGCGCGAGGTACGTTTGACTGATCTTCGGCGACCATCGAGTTCAGCAACATTTCGGTGCTGATTATCTCGTGTCGGCATAGCAAGACGCTGACATGTCCTGTTCCATCGGGGTTGATGGTTTCAATGAGGCCGCTTTTAAAATGTCCCGAGTGTTCCGTGTGCCCGTCGGCTGTGGGCGTGTAGTAGGTGAACCCGAGGGCGTTTGTGAGTGCGATGGCGGCGTCTTTTTTCATGTACCCGGTTGCGAGGATCTGTGTCCGCGTGGTGTGTGGTGTGGGATACTCGATCGGGGTCGAGAGCGCGAAGTGGAGCATGCGGAGCCCAGTGTGCACACAAGAACCGTTGGATGTAGGGAGGTGTATGTAGTCCTTACTTGTGTGTATCAGTTGTGGGGCGAGGCGTGCTGGATCGCGTCCTTCGACTAACTCGTGAACGACATCGCTGACGAGTCCGACCCGGTCGCAGTCTGGCATGTTGACGGCTGTGCATGGGAAGGACTTTGGGATGTATTTGGTCACGGGTGTTGGTGCGGCGGTGGCGGAGGTGGAAATTTCGATGGTAATCTCCGGTTCATCGCGGCAGTGGTATTTGGGCCTTGAGAGTTGCGCGAGGTATTCGCGGATGGTGGTGTATGTGGTGCGGTGGTTGTGGTTTTTGGAAGAGTGATTCTTCAT